CCACGCGGCGTTCTCGTTCTCCCGCCAGTACAGCGTAATCGTGCCGCTGCCCGTGCTGTTCGAGGTATCCGTCATGGACACGTACGCGGTAATCCAGTCCTTCTCAATCGTGCGGATATTGCCGTCGAACCAGGACGTAAGGAGATACCCCTCGTCGGCGTACTCCACGTTCGGGACAAGCCAGCGCCGGGCCGTGTCGGTCGGCAGTTCCAACCACTTGACGAGCATACCGTCGCCAATCCATAGCCGGGGTTGCTCGCCGTACCAGCCGGGTTCCAGACACATGCCCCGCATCATGTGCGACTCAACGCCCTCGAACGCCGCGAGCGGATGCCAGTGGCCTTCAGCGTAGGACAGCAACACGGAAGCGCCGATGTCGCTGATAGTCCACATGTCCGCGCCACTGTTGTAGTAGTCCACCGTGCCAGCTTCGCCCAGGACGTAGAGCGTGCTGAGCGTTGACACCGCTGCCCGGTAGGTCAGCCGCTTGTTGGCCGTGACGTTTAGGCCCGTGTCAGGACTGATGGATTGCAGGACGTTGCCGACCGTGTAGCGCATTATGCCGTTGCCGATGTTGAAGTAGAGATCGCCCAGGTGTACGACCATGAATGAGAAGTTGGCCGCGTCAGCCAGCGAGAGAAAGTCCACGATCTTCTGGCACGTCAGCGACCCCGTGACCGGGTAGCCTGCCGGGACCGTGATCTTGTACAGACCATCGTCCTTGCCGACCCATACCGACCCGTTCCACGAGACGATGTTCCGTATCTGGTAAGTCCGGTCGCCCACCTTGGCGGAGGAATTGCCCCAGGTCGCACCGTTGTAGAAGTCAACCTCATGCCTGTTGTAGCCGTAGGCGAGCAGGCTGTCATGCACGCACAGCGCGGTGGCGTAGTGATTGGCGGGCGATGTGATATTCTCCCAGGTCTCAGTTCCGCCAACGTCGCCGTCGAAGCGCGCTATTGGCACGTCATCACCCAGGCCCAAATACAAATAGGCGTGTGTGTCGGACGGTCCCCGATACCACGCATGGGCCACAATGTCACCCGGCAGGAGCGGTTGACTGAGAACCGGCGTTGGCGTCGTGCTGTTGCCGACGTAGTACAGCGTGCGCCCCGACCGCAGCCACACCCGCATGATGCCGTCCTCGCCCGCCCCGATGAAGGGCACTACCGGCGAGTCGGGCCGGTCAAGGTAGTCATCGGCCCAAAACGTGAAGCGTGCCCCGTCGTGCGCGGTCCAGCCGCCGACCGACCAGTAAGCCGCCTCCGTCGCACCCGTCACCTCTTCAATCGCCCACCACGCCTTCACCGTGTCCACGCTCTCCACGCTTATCCAGTACGAGACATTCGCCGTCACCGCCAGCACCGCCGTGAGCGCAGCGCAGACCCATTGCCCGTGCGCTTTGAGTGTGCCCGCGGGTATCGTCGCAGTAGCGAGCACCGTCCCAGGGAGGTTGCCAACGTTGTCGTAAATCTTGACGTTGATTGTGCCTAGCCCCTGGTCGCCACGCATGTACAACCACACGGCCCGCAAGTTGGTCATGCCGGTCGGGGTGTCAAACTTCTGCGCCACCCCCGGCCTACCCGATGAGATCGACATAAAAGATGACGGGGTGAAGGTATGGGGGAAAAGGGTAGTGGTTGCGGTGAGGCGCGGACCCAGGACGATACGCCCGCCGCGCGTGTCCACGTTGTAGCTGTTGAGGAACATCGTGGGGTCCGTCAGTCGCTCTTGGCCCATACCGCCCGTGAAGTCGGACATTGCCAACATCGCAATGGCGTCGTAGTCCGCGTACGAGCGGTCGCCCGTGGTGGACTTGGGAGCAAAGGGCGACGATGACACGTTACTGAGCGTGCCCGGCTTGGCGAGCATGAAGGGGTAACGCTGGCCCTCATGCACGAACCATTCATCGTGTGTAACGTATTCGCCGCTCATATGAAGTACCCCCAAATGCGCAAGTAAATGCTCATGCTATCCGCTGCGCTGCAAACGCGCCGCATGTAGATGTCGCCGTTGGCGTCACACGGTACGAAGCCGTTCGTGTCCGCGTAGATGGTTGACGATATACACCTGACCGTGAGCGCGTAGTTGTAGGTGGCGCTTGGCCCGATAGCCGCGTAGTAGCTCGGCGTCCCCGCGCTGTCCTTGACGTGCAGGGAGGCCAAGATTGCCTTGATACCTGCCGGAGCGCCGAACACGGCGGATAGGTCGATCACCTGCGCCGGGTCTTGCGTTGAGAACGCGTCACCGTCATAGCTCGTGCTCGTCAGCGGGGTGGTCAGCGGCACGAAGATGTAGCCGTTATAGTAGGAGCCGCCTAGATTCTTCTGTAGCGCCCCGGATATTTTGGTTTTTGGCGTGTTCAGTTGAATGTAGCCCGAAGCGTCTCCGTTGTTGCTACTTCTGACAGTCAGTTGTGACCAATCGCCTGTGCCAACGTTCTGGTATCCCTTGCCGGTCAGTACAATCGTTCCATTTTTCGTGCTATTGGTTCCGTACTTGGTCAGGCTAGCAAATAGGCCATCGCCGCCAATCTCGAAGTCAACCCCTGACGCGCTTTCCCACTTGATGTAGTTCCATGAGTTTGACCCCGTTTCGATGCTGATGCCGCCAGCGTCCAGCGTGACCGCACCCGCACCCGCATATAGCTTGCCGTCAGTCTGTGCGCGCCACTGGTCTACACCATCGACCTGCCCGACTATCTCCGTGTCGTCAATCTGTATGCCGTCGAGCGTGCTGTCCTTGGTGCCCGTGCCGATCTTGAAGTAGCCGCCTGAATTGATCGTGACCGCGTGCGCCAGCGCATCACCGAGTAACCCCTGCGCACCTACGGCACCCTGCGCGCCTTGTGGCCCCGTGGAACCCTGCGCACCTACGGCACCCTGCGCACCAACGTTGCCTTGCGGCCCTTGCGCGCCCTGTAGACCCTGATTACCCTGCGGGCCAGGAGCACCTTGTACGCCCTGTTCGCCGGTCGCGCCCTGGCTTCCTTGTGGTCCGGTTGCGCCTTGCGCACCTGTTGCGCCTTGATACCCCTGCGGGCCAGTTGGTCCTTGCGCGCCTTGTTCGCCAGTTGCGCCTTGATTACCCTGGTGGCCCTGGGGACCTTGCGCTCCTGTCGCGCCCTGGTTGCCTTGTGGTCCGGTCGGCCCTTGCGCACCCGTCTCGCCCGTCGCGCCCTGACTACCTTGCGGACCTGTCGCGCCCTGCGCGCCTGTCGCGCCCTGATACCCTTGTGGCCCGGTCGGACCCTGCGCGCCGGTTGCGCCTGTTGCGCCCTGACTACCTTGCGGACCCGTCGCGCCCTGCGCACCCGTCTCGCCTTGATCGCCTTGGGGACCGGGAACACCCTGGGGACCGGTTGCGCCCTGGGAACCTTGCGCGCCAGTTGGACCTTGCGCACCCGTTTCACCTTGCGCACCTACAACACCCTGATTGCCTTGCGCTCCTTGTGGCCCTTGCACACCTTGCGGCCCGGTGTCGCCCTGCGGTCCTGTTGGCCCGGTGTCACCCTGCACACCTGCCGGACCCTGCACACCTGCCGGACCTTGTGCGCCAGTCGGACCCTGCGCGCCGGTTGCACCTTGACTACCCTGTGCGCCAGTTGCACCTTGCGCACCTGTTTCGCCTTGCGCTCCTTGTGCACCAGTCGGGCCTTGCGGACCCTGCGCGCCGGGCAAACCCATTTGGGCGAGCAGTTCCCAATAAATTTCCCAATACGTTCCGCTTCCTGGTTCGCGGTTTGGCGTTGAACTGTGTTCCAGTATGCAGATATAGCTTGACCCGTTATTGATAACGGCATCATCTACATGGTAAAAGACGCTTTCAACGCTCCACACGCCTTGCCAAGTTATGCCGTCCGGCCCAATCTCCCCGGTTGCGCCCTGGGGACCCTGCGCCCCTTCCACTCCTTGATTTCCCTGGTAGCCTTGCGCTCCCTCTACGCCCTGTGGCCCTTGTGCTCCGGCCTCACCTGCCGGACCTTGTGCGCCAGTTGCACCTTGCGCACCCGTAGCGCCTTGGGAACCGGTTGCACCTTGGGAGCCGGTAGCACCCTGGGAACCTTGTGCGCCTTGTGCTCCGGCGTTTCCTTGTGGTCCCTGGCTTCCGGTCTCACCCTGCGGTCCGGTTGCGCCCTGTGCACCAGTGACACCCTGCGCGCCTTGTTGCCCCTGCGCGCCGGTCTCTCCCTGGTGGCCTTGGTGTCCCTGCGCCCCTTGTGGGCCTTGTGGGCCTGCCTCGCCCTGCTGTCCCTGCGGTCCCTGTGCGCCGGTCGCTCCCGTATCGCCCTGGTAGCCTTGTGCGCCTGCCTCGCCCTGGGGTCCTTGCGCTCCCGCGCTACCCTGTTGACCTTGCGCCCCTTGCGCACCCGTGGAGCCTTGGTAGCCCTGCGCGCCCTGGTAGCCCGGTTCACCCTGTGGACCCTGCGCACCGTCAATGCCTTGCGCTCCCTGCGCACCCTGCGGCCCCGTCGAACCTTGCGGGCCTTGCGCTCCCTGGTTGCCCGGTTCACCTTGCGGACCTTGCGCGCCGTCTGCGCCTTGCTGACCTTGATACCCTTGCGGCCCGGTTGAGCCTTGCGCCCCCTGGTAGCCTTGGTTGCCCTGTACGCCTTGCGGCCCCTGGAAGCCTATCGCTCCCTGGTAGCCTTGCGCGCCGGTGATGCCGGTCGCACCCTGCGCACCTTGCGCGCCGGTAGCGCCGGTAACGCCCTGCGGCCCCTGGTAGCCTTGCGGTCCCTGGGAGCCGGTTATCTCGTACCAGTCTGTGTCAGTCTCGTTACGTATGCGCAGCACGGGCATAGGCGGGCCTCCTAAATCAAGACCTCGCCCACGGGCCGGTCAGAATAGGGCGGTTTGAGCGCGATCAAATCGGCCTGCACGTAGGGCACGTTACTCTTGCGGTGTTCCTCGGAGGGGAACCACGTAATCACCCGGCTGTTCTGGAAGCGCCCGGTGTACCACGGCTGAATAAAGCGAGCCATGCGTGCGTCAGTGTAGTAGGCGAAGCTGTTCTCATTCCAGAACGAGACGTGCGTTGGGTCCTGCCATGCGCCCCGGCCATCGGTGGAAGGCACGTTGATGAAGGCCCAACCCCCAGGAGCCAGCACCCGATACAGTTCGTTCATGGTGTGAATGGGGTCCGGTAGGTGCTCGATGATGTCCGTAGCGTTGATGACGCCAACCGTGCTATCCTCGAACGGCCAGCGTTCGCGTAGGTCGCATTGATGCTTTACGCCCGGTCGCATATCGACCGTCTCGAAGTCCGGCCACGCGTTGTACGCGCCGCCCAGGTCCAGCTTCAGCAAGCCGTTATCGTTCGCCCACCGTATCGCCAGCGCGCGGGAGTACTTGACGTAGTTGGCTTCGGTCTGCTTCTGTACGGCGTCGTTGTAGACCCGGCAGGAGTTGTTGTCGTGCACCCGGTAGAGGTACAGACACTCGTCTATGTGCCTGAGTCCCTTGGCCCCGTAGCGGAGGTAGAACCGAATCGCAAGATCATGGTCATCGCCCGTTGCCAGCGCCGGGTCATGCCCGCCCACTTCCTTGTACGCGGCGGTGCGCCATGCTCGAACGTGGTCGGGACACCAGAAGATTTGCCGCATCATGTGCGGGGAGGGTTCCCAGGCGACCATCTCCTTGAGCGCGTGGCCCTGCCAGAAGAAGTCGCGCGACTTCCAACCCCAATACGACGAGTAGGCCCGCGACTCCCAAGTACCGTCCGTAAACTCGCAATCGTTGGAGTAGACCATTGCGGTCGCCGGGTTCTCGAACGCTTCCGCGATCTTGCGCAGGGACCACGGTAACAGCAAGTCGTCAGCGTCAAGCTCGATGAGTACATCTCCGTCTGCCTGCTCGCAAGCAAACCGTTTCAGTCGCCCGATGGAGTTGACCGGCCCTTCGTCGTCGTGGGTCGGCACGATCTTGACGCGCGGTGCGGCGGCGATCTGCTCAGGTATCTCGCCGCCCCGGTTGGGCACAAGCACCCATTGCCAATCGGTGTAGTCGTTGGACAGGAGACTCTTGTACGTCTCCAATAGGTACGGTGCTGAGGTCTTGTGAACCGGACTGATGATAGATAGCAACTTATACTCCTGTGTCTAGCCAGAACTGACCCGCATAGGTGGGGGTCGGTGCGGTTGCGCCGATGAAGCAGGCAAAGGTATCGAGCACCGCGCCCGCACCCTCGACCACTTCCTTGACCGTGGCGTACTTGGCCGTTGCGCCCCCCTGGTCGATCACCAACATGTCGGTTGGACTCACGCTGGTAGCATGAGCCAACTCACGGATACGCTTGTCGTTGCGGCCCATTGCGCACCCCTAGTCGTTCAGCAGGTAGGCGTCTGCGTCAATCGCCAACCGTTTCAGGATTTGATCGAAGCGGCGCTGTCCGCCGTACTTGTCCCAATCCAGGGACTTCGCCTTCTTGGAGGTGCGCTGTAGCTTGCGTTCCTCCTGCATCAGCTTCTCCGACCAGTACCGCAACTGCGTGCCGTACCAGTCCCGGTCAGTCGTGTTGTTGATCTTGTTCTCGATCAGCCACACGATAGCCCTGGCCCGTACCAGCGCCAGCGGCAGCGTCAGCAGGTCGCCGTCCCCGATGGGGTGTTCGGCAGCGTAGTAAGCCAGCCACAGCGCATCGTCCTCGTTGAGCGTGTAGGGCATACGGAACGTCAACTCGCCCTCGGCGTCCTCGAACTGCCAGCCGTGGACCTCCACGGGCAGCGTCTCAACGTCAGAGTGACGGCGCAGCCACACGCCAATGATTTGCGACCGGCGCAGCAACAGCGTGGCGTCAGAGATGTAGTAGTCCAGGCTGGCCGCTTTGGGTGTCAGACTGGTGATGACCTCGTACCCGGCGCATACACTGTCCAGCGCGGCGTCTATGTCAGCCTTGGAGACACGGGTAAACAGTTGATAGGTGTCACCCGCACCAACTGCGGCGGTGAGGGCAGGCGACAGGGTAAGCGTCCCGGTGGCGGAGTCGAAGTCTGTTACCCAGGCGTCCTCACCTTCAGGCACGGCGCTGCCCGCCGACTTGATGTAGGCGTTCATGCCGTTGAAGTGGTCGTCAGGGAAGCGGACTAGCTTCGCGTCAACGATGGTCGTCGTTGACCCGCCCGTGGCCGTGCTCGTGTGCAAGCCCAAGGCTGCGGCGATCTGTTCCCGGTAGGCTGCTTTGGTGAACCCTGCCGCCATTGTTACGCCTCCTAATATCTGAACGCCCGCACGTTGCCCCACTCACCGTCAACGCAGTACAGCACCCATACGTCATCACGGTCGGGGTCACGGAACCGTTGGGCGATGTACTTCACGCCCTCGACCGTGAGCGGAAACTCGTTGCTCGTCGGCCACAAGCCGCGGGCCTTGCCTGCCTTGCAAAGCGCCGCCTTGGGGTTGATCTGCAACACGTCCGCCGCTTCCGCTGCGGTGTACAGCGCCCCTTCCAACAGGCCTTTATCGCTGCCGAACAGCACGGCGTAGAGGTTATCGCCGGGGCAAGCGGTCTCGCTTACGTCCCGGTGGCCCTGCATGTCCAGCGTTCGGCCCAGGTACTTTTCCAGCGTGGACCTCAACAGGGCGAGCGCGTTGAGCGCGGCGGTTGTCGGCAGGTCGGTCATGTAGTTGCCCATGAAGCTGATGCCGATGGAGTCCGTGTTCGCCGGTCCTGCGTGGTAGCGCCGGGTGTTCACGTCGCCCAGATAGCGCACGCTGCCGTCCGGCATGATACCGAAGTGGTAGCCCACTCCCGGCCAGCCGTTATGCTCGACGTGGTAACGGGCGACGTTCTCCCAGGTCGATACCACGGTGGCCGTGTGATGGACGATGATACGCTTGATGACCGACTCTGACCGCACGATGTATTTATCGGTCGGGTGGGTCGGGAGACCGTTGCGGAAGTCTGCATACTGACCGCCAAACGCAGCTTGTAAGCGCGCGTTGAGGTTGCCGGTCGGCCCGGTCACGGTGAAGGTGCCGGGTTGCGGGAGTCCGTGTGCGGCGATGCGGTCGAAGAACGGTTGCAGGAAAACTTCCGTCCTGATCTCGAACCGGCCCCAATCGTCCCGGTTGCCGTCATAGGTGTAGGGGAATAACGCCTTGGTCCGGCCATCTTCCCGCAACAGGTCGGCGTACTGCCACAACTCGTTGAGGTAGCGGTTGGCCTTGTCGTTCATGCTGCCGTCAGGCAGGTCGTACCAACCCTGCTTGACGTGTCCGGCCCCCAGGACGCCCCCATCAATGCCGCACTCGGTCATCATCATGGGCACGCGGTAAGGGCACTTGAGCGCACGTCCGGCCCACCAACCCCAATTCTGTAGCGGTCCCTCGAAGCCCCAATACTCATGTAGGCCCAGGTAGTCCCCGTTGCCGAACAGGTTGATAACCGGCTTGAACCAGTCCCACACGGGCGGGGTGTCCGTGCCGGTGTTTCCCGGCCAGCCTACGCCCAGGTTGCAGACAACACCCCACAGTCCCGCCTTGTGCAAACCGGCGAGCCGTGCAGCTTCGAGACGGGCGAGACCGTCATAGCCGTGCTGCCATACGGGGAACTCGTTCGGCCCCTCGAACAGCAGCCGGGAGCGGGAGACGCCCTTCGACTCGCAGTAAGCCGCCACTTCGACGGCGTTCTGTACGTAGGCTTGCGCAGCCTGTTCCGGCGTGACGGTGCCGAACCCCCCGTGAAACTGCTCGGACAGGGGGTAGTTGCGCCATACGATCTTGGCATCAGCAGGAATATCTTCCAGGTAGGGCACTTGCGACCCGTCCCATACGATCTTCACGAACGGAGGACGCCAGCGCGCGAACACGTCCTTGTCGCTCCACGGGCCGATAGTGCCACGATGAATACATATCCAATGCGGACTAATCATTACACTCCCCCCTTCATGCGCAGATACCTCGCCCGGTCGTATTCTCGCTTCTGTTCGCGGTGAGCGGGTCCGTACTCTGTCACCATGTACCGAAGATTGCGCTCGTTTTTACAAGTCCTGCAATGCCATCTACCCCCATAGGTCAGCACGTTGTCAGGTGTCAATGGGTGGCCGCGCTTGCAGACTCCCGTGCGAGCGATGACTACGCTTGGTGAGTTACCCCGGCGCATGTTGGTTTCCGAATCAACAGCTTCCAGGTGATCTGGCCGAACGCACTTTCGATTACGGCACAAGTGGTCAATCTGTAGGCCAGGAGGAACGGCCCCGTTGTGATACTCATAGCTCCACCGATGTGCGCCGACATTCCTGCCTTGCCACCAGAAAGAACCATACCCCCAAGAGTCTTTACCGGCTGTCCATTCCCAACAGCCGTCCGTCTTGTTCACCTTGGCGAAGAAGCGTTCTACGTCATTGTCAGAGAACATCAGCACTTCCCCTTGCCGGGCTTCTTACCCTTCTTCGCCGGACGCTTGGGGGCGGGCTTGTCCTCGTCCATGTCCTTCTTCAACCAGGGAGGCAGGTTCTTCGTCTTGGGCTTGGTTGCCATGTGTCATACTCCTTATGAGTTGGTCGATTTGAACAGGTGATACCACTTGTTGCCGAAGCATTGCCACCCGATCATGTCGTACTGTCCGATGGTCGCGGCGTTGCCGTCCGTGGTGTAGATGTTGGTGTCTGAGATGGTGATGGTCTGGTTATCGTCGCCGCGCAAGTACAGCAGTTGCCCATCGGCACAGTCTCCGCCAAGCGTCAGCGCGACCGCCCCGGCAGCACTCAGGTTATAGAAGCTGTGCGTTGGCGTGATAATCATGTTGTTCGTGACCGTCACAGCGGTCGATGACAGCACCAGCTTTTCAGCCGTAACGGTGTCGCCGGTCAGGGCTACACCCGTGATGCCGCCCGATGCGCGGGATGGCATGTCCACGTTCGGAGTGATGCACGCAGCCAGCAGCACGACGAGCAGCAGGGCCACGGCTGCGAAGATTGCGATACGTTTCATGGTTCCTCCTTACTCTGCCGTGGCAACAACGTCGCCAGCGGTCAGCGTGCCGGTGATGGTGAGGTTGCCCGTGACGGTCGAACCCGCTGCGGCCAACTGCGCCCAATCCGCTGCGGCCCGGTTGTTGGCCGTCTTGACGTAGAGCACACTGTTATGCACGTCCCAATACAGGGACATGAGCGGCGCTTCAAGGAACCGCTCGCCCGTGTCCGGTGCGGCATCGCCATAGAACATGACCGGCGCAAGGTTGCCGCCAGGGTCGAAGTTGCTCTCAGAACCGTTAGTGACTCGCATGTGCGTTACTCCTTGAAATGCCCGTGCCGCGGGGCCACGGTGAGAATGTTGGCCGTGTACGGCTTGCCAACGAACTCGGTCTTGACGTGAGTTGCCCAGGCGTCCCAATCGACATAACCGATAGTGAGACCGTGCTTGGCAAAGAGCAGGGCAACGTTACGGGTGAATACCATGTCCTCGGTGCTGGCCTTCGCCGTGTTGTACTCGTCGGTGTACTCGTAGTAGAACCAGGGGGGCGGCAGCTTGACGACTTCGCCACCGACTTCAAAGCCGGTGAACACCCGCATGTCAATCGCCATGAGGCCCGTACCCTGCAACGAACACTCCTGAATCCCGCTCATTGCTACAGCTTCCTCACGGGTGTAAAGGTCGGTCGAAATCTCAAACCCGTCTTTGTTCGTGCGCCAGCGTCCCATAATGGGCAGGTGATCGGGGCCAGCGGTGCAGTAGGGTGCGCTGATGATGGTCGGGGACTCATGCCAGCGCGACTTGATGAACTCGAAAGCGTGCGGTAGGAACGGGTGAGACCTGTCTATGTCGGGGGCCATGTCGGAATCGACCATGATGAGAATGTCGGCCCCGGTGTTAATCGCTACCTTGACGGCCAGATTGCGGCCCATCGTGATCGGCGTGTCGTTGACGTGCCACATCTTCAAACCCCCGTCTATGTCGGGGTTCTTGTCGGCCCACAATGCGGCGGAAGCGCACCAGTCAACCAACTCCGTGCGTTCCGTGCCTCCATACGGGAAGCGGGCCAGCATGACCTTGTACTTCTGAATCAAGACTCCCTCCCCTTGAACTAGGGGCGGACGCGCGGCCCGCCCCTGATTGTTGTCACCAGCCGCAGTAGTTCATGCTCGAAGCCGGAACTACCAAGTCGAAGGTTCGATCGCGATTTCGCACAGCGCGGCGTTTGTGACCGCGTTTGTGGTGAGGGTCCAGGTAGCTTTGAGCAGGTCGCCCGCAGTAACCTTCAAGTCCTGCTCGTTTGCTGACAGGTCCACCAGTTCGGACGTGGCGTTTGCAAGGTCGGCCTGCAAGTCCACGTTGGTTGCCGACAAGATGTTCACCGAGCCTTTGGCGAGCGCCAGGGTCCCACCGCCGGTCGTCAGCTTGGTGTTGATAGCAACGCGTGCCTGCTTGATGACGCCATTGCACGGCGCGGCCTTGATAACGATCTCGCTCTGATTGGCGACCGCCATATCAGGACTGAGGTCAACGTACTTCCATGAGCCTTTCGGAGTAGGCATGATCTTGTTCCTTTCATAGCGGGGCGAGCACTAGGCCCGCCCCGTCAAGCCTAGTTGAAACCTAGGGTGTGCTTGGACACAGCGACCTTGCCAAGCATAAGCCGCTTCTGGATTGCGCCCACGCCTCCGTACCACCACCAGCCGTAGTACTTCATGCGTTTGAGCGTGTCGAGCGTGCCATCGGTGACGATGGGGACGCCATACTGACCGGCATCGGACGAGTACACCCCGATGAGGGAGTTCTTGCCGATGAGCGGGATTGCGCCCACGTTGTAGGCTTCCACCACGCTCTCGCCAGCGGAGTGACCGAACCGCAGGCCGAAGGAGTCGTTGGACCCGTTGGCCCGAATGGTCAGGGTCGTGGAGTCCACGCCCGTGATGAGCACCTGTTCCAGATTCGCGCCGGGGTTGACGCTCTCAGTTTCCAGCGTGCCGATGGTGAGGTAATCACCCACGGAGAAGCCGGTCGCG